CCGCCGAACTGCACCCCGTTGTAGGTGATTGTCGATCCGGCCAAGTTTGCGGAAGCGATGCCTGCCATGTTGCGTTTTTGTTAGAGGATCAACCCGGGCACTTTGTTGAATTTGATTTGATTGCGGGCCACCTGCGCTTCGCCGGCGGCCGGTGTCGGCCATTCCGGCGGATGGATGTGTGGTTGCGCTTCAAACCATCCCAATAGGTCGAACGGCGTGTCATTGTCGTCGCGGAGTTTTTCAAGCTGCCGCGCGATGAATTCCAAGAGCGGCTTGAACGTATAAAACTCCACAACACCTTCAATGGCCGGCGCAGCCACCTCTGTTAATTGCCTCGCCACGTCTACCAGCGAACCAAGGATCGAAATCAATTCGTTGCCGACTTCCACAAACGGTTTCGCGAAAACGTCCTTGATGGCCTGCATGTCTTCTGAGATTTTCGATTGCTCGTCGATCCTTCGCGCGATCGCTGGCCCCAACCGTTCAGACGTGCGAATATCCGCCATGATTTGCCGCACTTCCGCCATCGCTGCGGCCTGCGCTGCTTCGGGCGAATATTGCGTTACACGGTCGCGGACAGAATCGGCATACTGGTTGCCAGCGCGGATTGAACCAGCAATGACCATAGGCGGAATGATTGCACCCAGGAGGAGAGCGGCGAGCGGTCCACCGAGGCCCACTGCGCCGGCAACGGCTGCCCCTGCGCCGGCACCGGCTGCCCCTGCGCCGGCACCGGCCGCCCCTGCGCCGGCACCGGCCGCCCCTGCGCCGGCACCGGCCGCCCCTGCGCCGGCACCGGCCGCCCCTGCGCCGGCACCGGCCGCCGCGCCAGATCCAGGAACCGCACTCGCGCCAACGCCAAACGCCGCGCGCCCGGCCACTGTCCTGGCCGCCGTCGTCGCTGCCGTTCCCGCGGTATCTCCGGCCATCGGTAAGCTAGATGCAGCACCAACGCCTGGAATTGATTGTGCAATTGGAAGTGACTGAACGCCCGGGATAGCCCTCGCGACACTCGCCAAACCCCTGGCAGCATTCATGCCGGCCAGGCCGGATTGGATGGCGCCCATCACGTCGCCGGATGCCGCGGCCTTCGCAAAGTCTTTGGCGGAACTGCCGACAGCACCCAGGGAGGAGGCTATTTCGTTCGCACTGCCGCGCGAGCCTGATCCAGCCACAGCCGTCGGACTTGACGCGCCGGAACCTGGCACGCTCGCCGGGCGAGATTTACCCGCGCCACCTGTCGTCCGCTCGTTGCGCTGCTGCGCCTTGTCGGGTGCATCCCCGGCAGTCTCCTGGAAGGATTCGCCCACGCCAGAAGATGCGCCGCCACTGCTGGACGCGCCGGGCTTGGAAGATGCCGGAAATGCGCCAGTCTTGTCGATAAACTCAAATTTGAATTCGACGTCATCTGCCACAGTAACCGCCTGTTGGTTGCGTGGGTGTTAGGCTGCCAGGGTGGGAAAATCGCGCCCCGGCTTAGGTATCCGTGAAATACCTCGTCTTCTTGCTCCCGCCGCTTTCCGATTCCGGCAGCACGCCGAACACAACCGGCACGTTTCGTTCTTCCGGCCCCATTGTGATGTCAAGATTGTGTCCCGGCAGCAAACCGCACAACGGATACGTGCGCGTTACCGGTCCCTCCGTCGCCGCGGGTGTCCCGGCCAGCGCCGTCAGCACCATTTGCTTGTAGAGCGGATTGAAAAGCAGGCCAGCTTCGTTGACGATGCCGGGCGTCGATCCGAACTGCCACTGTGCCGCTTTGGCGTTGGCGTTCCATTCCTTCATCACCAACGCGATGGAGTAGAACCCGCCTTGCAGAATGTAATCGAGGATCGTTTGCCCGTAAAGGCTCGCGCGAATCGGCAAGCCAATCACCTGTTGCCCGGCGCGGACAGAGCCCTCCATCATGCCGATGCTGTTGCCGTTCCAGGTCACTTCGTACGGGCCTGGAGGGAAATCGCCGGTGATTGCTGCCATGATTATGTTCCTTGAATATGCGGCGAAAATTCCGCCTTGTGTGCGTTGCCTTAAATTACGCCAACGGATGAATTCTTAGCCCGACGCCGGCCAGTGATACGCTTACCGCGTCTTCGGTTTCGCCCAGCGGCAACACCGTGGATACCGGCGCAAATCGCGGGTCTGCTTCCCACTCCTTGAGCTTCATCAGGTCATTCAACCGCATCCCGCTCAGCACGAAGCCGACGTGAGACGCCAAGTTTTCGACGCTCCACGCGATTGGGATGATTGCAATCGGCATCTCGACTTCCGCGTCGAAGAATTTCCCGAAGTCGGTCCCCAGCATTTGCACGGCCGGATCGCTCAGGTTCTTCTTCAGGGTGCGGACGATAACGAGCTTGGAAATGGTCATTGTGTTCGCCTTTATGCTTCCGGCTTTCCGCCGCCTTTATCCGAGTGAATCCGTGATTTTCTGAATCCGTTTGAGTCCGCGAAATCGTAGTTTGCGACCGATGAATACCAACCCTGGTTGCCCTTCGTCCGGCTGCGCGGTTTCGACTTTCGTTCGCCCGCGATAGCTCAACTTCTCAATGAAGTTGTCGCCGCGCCCTTCGTCCGGCAGTCCATACTTGCCGTTGATGTAAGTGAGCAACTCCCAGCGGTTGTGCAGCCAGAAGATGACGCGCCGCTCCATGTCGTTTAGCGTCGAAATCTCCGGCAGGTATAAATCCTCTGGCAGCATCGACTGCCCCAGCATGTCCTTTGGCAAATGTCCCGGCCTTCGCCAGATACCAACCTCCAGGGTGTAAATCTCCGTCAGTGCGTGCGTGTTGTCCGGTCCCGTCTCAACTCCCCCATCGTCGATCGCGATAAACTTTTGGCCGGCGCGGTTCGGCGGAATGCAACGGAACATCACGCCGCATTCCATGTTCGTCCAGCCGTTGCGGTCGCGGAGCCAGTCGCGGACACCCTCGAGCGCCATGCCCATGCTCATTGCCGGAACCCTCCGAACAACTCGCCGATCCGCACCATCCCGCTCACCGCCGCATCGGTAATCTGTCGCCACCAATCTTGAGGCAACGTCTCCGGCCAGAATCGCCGCCGTCGCTTGCCCTTGCCGTGATGGTGATATTTCGCGTAGGGGACGGTTGTGCCCACGATTAACCGCGTTCCAACGTCGTCAAATTTCTGGTTGTCGGCCGGTCGATACTCGCTGTGTACGTCGTCTTCGTTCACTGCTTCCCCTGGCAGCAAAGAGCGCCGCAGCACGCCGGTATCCACCAAAATTTGATAATCAATTCCCGCCTTGCGCTGGCCGAATGTGCCGATCTTGGTTTTCGCGCCTTTCTCCTTCACGACGATCCAAGCAATGGCCGCCGCGCGAGCCTTCGCATCCTTATCCGGCATCCTCATCACGTACCACGCCAATCGATCGGCGTAGGTGCGCCGCCATAGTCGCAGTTGGTCCGGCGTGAGATACCCGTCCTTGCCTCCAGGGGCGAATCCTCCCGCGCGCGGCGGTTGGCGTCCCGTCACTGGCCGACGATAGGCCAAGTATCCCGGCGACAGCGGCGCCCACATCTCGCCAGCCGAATCCGTCCCGCCGCGGCCTTTCTCGTTGAACGAAAACGCCACCAGTTGGAAGAACGCCCAGCCGATGCGAGCGCGGAATCCCGCTGCGATACCATGTTCATCCGGCACGTTGCCAGCGAGCATCGAAGGCAGGCGACGGATAATCCGCTCCAACTCCGGTTTGCGGTCGCGGGTGACGACGGTGGTGACTTGCATGGTTCGTGACGCTCGAAATTCTCGGTACGGATAAAATCCTCAGTACGGCAGCGGTCCACCCGCCGGCCATCGCTTCACTGGCGGCTCCGGTTCTTCTCCGGTGCTCTCGATCTGGCGAACGCGAATCGGGCTGTGATACCTACCCAGTTCGGGTTCAAAATTCGTGACGGTTGGCGAATGATCGAAACTCGGATTCTGTTGCGGGATCTGCTCGCGCCCCCAGCGGATCTCCTCGAGCAACCGCTCCCGGTCCTTGCATTCCTCCATCAAGGATTGCGGCGATGGATTCTCGCGACGTTCTGCCAACGTCCTGGCTGCCAGGTAGGCGTTAGTGTCGCGCAGCCAATCGTTGCCGGTGGCCAGGTCGGTCAATTTGTACTGATGGCGAATCCGCTGGTTGATCTTTCCGGCGGCGATTTCGATGGCGCGGGTTATCAATGCTTCCGCGGCCACACTTCGCTGGCCGGTTTCGTTGTCGTCCAGGCAGGCCGTAACACCCGCTGCGCTTAGCACGAATTCCACATCCGCGGTCACGCAATAGGTTTGGGCCATGGGTGTATCCGTGTAATAAAAAAGCGGGCGAACGATTTCCCGTCCGTCCGCTAGGTCACCTGGGGTGGCGGTGATTCGTCAAAATTTCAAATCCGCTTACACGGCGGTCAGGTGTCCCGCTCCGTCGACCGGTTCCCATTCCACCGTCCACTTCACCGCGCCGGTGTTGCTTGCAGCGCAGTCCAATTCGATGTCGCCAGGGCCGAGGATGATGCCTTCGGCCGGAATGTTATCAGCAGGTAGCACGCCCCATAGCGTGGTCGACTTCATCGCGGTTGCGACCACTCCAACGATGCTGTAGAGCGTTCCCACGGCATCGGCGGAAATATCAAGCACGGCGCACAAGTCGACGTCGGAACCAGTGCCCGACGGGTTGAATTTGATTTTCGTGTTGTTCGCCTGAGTCTGGATGACCGTCGTAACTTCTCCGATGATCGCTTTGATTCGCACCTTGCCGCCAACGATCCGAAACAACGCCACGTCGGTCGTCTGCGGCAGCGCGGCGGCGGCGCGTTCTTCAATCCGGCGAAGTCGTGCTGTCCAAGGCAGGCCCATGATGTTTCTCGCTCAAATGGTCGATTGCTGGTGCGGTTGTTGGTTTGCGTTAGTTCCGGCTTAGAACCCCGAAACCGTGGCATAGCACCACGAACCGGGGTTGTAGGGGACCGGGAAGAAGTTATCGAGGATGAAAGCCTCGTAGGTTGTCGGGTTGCTCTTGGTCGTCGTCCAAGCGGCCTGGCCGGTCTTCACCGAGATCGGGCCGTTGTCGTATTCCGCGATCGGTTCCGACGCGATGCAGCCTTCGAACACGTCCGGCCCGTTCACGTCAGGCAGGAAGAGCGCGTTGTTTTCGCCGATGTGATACTGCCAGGTGGCGGAATTCGGGTTGCCGATGTCGATGCCTTCATCGTTAATCATGAAGTCGATGCCAGGGCATTTCGTCAGGCGGCCCATTTTGACCATGAACGGCGAGCCGTCCGGGTTGACGCCGGTTTGACGCTCGAACACCTGGAACGGCGGATTGGCGATGCCCGCACCCACCGTCACATAGTCGTTGTTCGTGATGTTGTTCCACTGTTGCGAGCGAACCACGATCGTCTTCAAGTGCAAGCCACAGCGACGGAAGAGCGCGGCGTCGACTAGCTGGATTTGGTACGGGATGTCCGCACCCGTCGAATCCCATGGCACGTCGATGATGTCACCACCATTGATTGACGTTCCGTTGCCGTCGACGATGTTCAGTTGATCCTTGTTGCCTGCTGGCATGTCAAACGAGACTTGTAGCAGCGCGTTGCTGCTGTCGTAGCTCGGATACCAGTTTTGGCCGAGTTCGTGGAAGTAAAGCGAGTCGCGGAGCATACCGACGAGGAGCGCGGTGCGCCAGTTCGTGGCCTCTTGCACCGGCTTTTGCATTTGGCGCCGGATGTACGATTCGCCGGCAATGTCCCGCATCTTGGGATCGTCGATTTTTGCGAAGTTGTGGATTTCCTCGTAAAGCAGCGACAATTGTTGGTGCATACGGGGATAGACGAACGGCACTTCGCCGACCGGGTTGCGCGAGCGTTTCGCGGCCGGGCTGCCAGGGGCGGTGCCAAGCGCGACGGTTCGCACGTTGTTGAACACCTTGTAAGAGCCGGTGCGGCCGTGGCCGTAGTTCCGCTCATTCGGCCCGCCTGGTTGCATCCCGAAGAAGTTTAGGAATTGCGAACTGGCCGCGCTGATCCGACTGACAACCTTCGTGAAGGTGATCGGCTGAAGGATTTGTTGAATCGAAGCCATTGAAATTGATCCCTAAGCAGGTTGCGAAAGGTATGTCAGTTGTGGGTGAACGTTGCGAACGGTCTGGCGTTGAGCCAGCCAGCGATTAGCTCGCCAGCGACATGGCCAGGTAGTTGTCGGTCGAGAACGGCACGGTGACGATTTCGATGAGCCACTTGAGCGTGGTGCCCACGTAAACGCTCCGCACCTTGACCCGCGCGCCGATCTGCTCGCCGGCCGTGGTGAATGTGACGGAATCCGCCGAAAGATCGTTGCCCATGATGATGTTGTCACCCTCGCCAGAAGAAACGACGAGTTCTTCATCAGCGGTGCGGACGATCTCGTATTCGAGGCCCGGCTGAATCGCCGGAAGCGTGACAGCAACAGCCGCCGCGTTGTTGTAAAAGAGCGTGGTGCCGTTCTCGGCGGCGGTGAGCGTGTCGGCGGTACCAGTGACCAGCGCGACGCGCGAGCCACCGCCAGCCAGGTAGCCGAACATGTCGTCATCGAGCACGCAGCCCGCGTTCCACAGTTGGCGACGTGCGAGGAATTCGTCAGCGTGACCAACCAGAGCGGAACCCTGGATGAGCAGTTGCGAGGCCATGAAAACGCCGCGTTGATAAACCGATGGCGGAACGCGATCCACGGCGGTGCCGTATTGATCCAGAACCGTGATGTCGGTGCGGTTGATGCCCGCGATGTTTTGCGTGCCATCGCTGGCGTCCGCGTCCCACTCTTCGAATTCACCGCTGGAGGTCACCTTGCCAAGCAAGAGGCCGGGACGGAGAACTGTCGTCGGAGTGCTGCCAGCGTCACGCGCCGCGCTGCTGATGACCACCGACTTGAACAGACAAAGATTGTCGTAACCAACCGCAACGATTTCACGGTCGTTAGTAAAAACCGCCGCGCCTTGGCCGGGCTTTCCGAATCCACCGAGTGACGACATTGTTTAGTTCCCTATGTGGGCCGTGGTTGGGGTTTTTGCTGGAATTTGCTGGGTTTTGCGAGTTTCAGGAATCGCGACGGTTTAGGACTTATGGCGGGTGAACATTGCACCAACGACCTTTTCTGCTTCCTCATCCGAGAGCTTGTCGTCGCTTTTCGGCGGGTCGACTTCTTCAGATTCGTCGTCTTCAAAACGAACGGAGGGAGGGAGCGCGGCCAGGAACATGGCAGCCGCTTCGTTGACGGTGAGCGTTGGTGCTTCGCCGGTTTCGCTGAACTGAACTTTTTCGAGCTTGCCGAGAAGGGTCTTCTTCAACCCTGGGGGCAGCTTCATGGCCTTGACGCTGGCGACGGTCTTCTCGCGTTCGGCCTTCGTGCGCTCTTCAGCGAACTGCGTCACCTTGGCGTTGAGCTTGTCGCGGCTTTCTTTCAGCCGCTTGTTTTCGGCCTGGCTTGCTTCAATCGCCTTGCGGATGTGCGGTGGCAGCGTGGCCAATTCGTCTTCACTGAACGCAATCGGGTTGTCGGCCTCCTGCGTTTCCGGCGGGTCTTCGGCTTCTTCTTCCTTGGGTGCCGCTTCGGCGTCCGCTTTGGATTTGGTTTTGAGTGCCGCCAGGAGGATGTCCGCCGCGCCTTCGTTGTCGAATGTCCAATCCGCCGGAAGTTCAATACCGATGGTGCTGAACTGCGCAACGATGGCTTCCATCTTCATGTCAGCCGCGTCGTCTTTGGGCAGGTCAGGATTGACCGGTGACTCGTCGGTGCTGGTATCCGTTTCGCCGTTGGCGTTCTCGGTGCCATTGGTGCCTTCAACTTCGCTTTCGCCTGGTTTTTTTTCTTCGTCGTCCACGTAATCCTCCAGCGAAAATCGAGACACCCCGGCGGGGACTTCGACAAATGGGCCTTGGATCGGGTTGCGCGGTTTCGGGGTCAGTGCGACGTGGCGAATGATGGAGCCAAGTTCACCGATGCCCTCCGCGAAAAAGTTTTCGTGAAACTCGGGAGACGTGAAACGAATGGAGCCGGTCTTGAGTCCGTTGGCGGTTTCGGCGTCAGTGATGTCAAGCTCGTATTCGAGCCATCCGTCATCCGTCACTTGAAACCGTTTTGCCCATCCTCGATTTCGCAAAGCTGATCGCGGGTCTTTCGCCTCTCCGATTGAGCCTTTCGCATCTACGTCGTCGTGAAAATCAATTACGGGAATCGACAGTCCGGCTTCGATCGCTCGGTTCGTGTTCTCCGCGTATTGCTTGAAACGCTCTACGGGATAATCACCGACACGATACTTTCCTGGCCGGAGTGCTTTTTGCCGAACAAGCATGAGTAATTGATAAGCCGAAAGTGGTGCATAATTGCGGAAGATTGCACCACTTAACTTTGACAATTGCGCACATTCTCTAAGACTTGCGCCCTAAAAGGCTGGCCAGAAGTGGCCGGAATTGTCATGGCAACTCATGTTTGGCGCGGTGATGCGCCCGCCGTCGCCCAGGTCACCACGGTCCAGGTGACTGCCTACGATGCGGCCACCAGCTATCGCTTGACGATCAACGGCAAGACGGTCGCGGTTGATGGCGATACGGACGTGAATGACACTGCCACCGCCCTGGCTGCAGCTTTCAACGCGAGCACCATTCCAGAATTTGCCGAGATCACCGCGAGCGCGGCGACGGACACTGTGACGCTTACGGCCGACACCTCCGGAAAGCCCTTTACGGTCACCTCGAGCGTGAGCGGCGGAACAGGAACGATCGGCGCGGCGACGTCGGCAACGGCCAACTCGGGCCCGGCGGTTGTCGCGGCGGCCAACTTCGATAGCGGATCGCTGCCAGGGAATAGCGACACGCTCATCCTGCAGGATTCCGCCAACTCGCTGAAATACACCCTGGATGCACTCGCCGCGGTGACGCTCGATTTGCTGGTGATCGCGGCCGACTTCTCCGACGGTGCGCAGGTAGGCTTGCCGCGCACCAACACGGATTCCACAAGCTACGTCGAATACCGGGATACCTACCTGGAGGTTGGCGCGACGGCAGTTCGCATCGGCGAGGGGCGCGGCCAGGGGAGTAGCGGCTTGCGGTTGAATCTGCTTTCCGCGCAAACGTCGGTCCAGGTTTTCGCGACCGGCAATTCGTCAGATACCGATTACGCCGCGCTCCAAATTATCGGGACGAACGCCAGTAACGTGCTGCAGGTGTTCGGCGGCCAAGTTGACGTCGCCATGCAACCAGGACAAGTCGCCACGTTCGCCACGGTGACTGTGAGCGGCGGCCAAGTGCGGTTCGGCTCGGGCGTGACGCTGACGACCGTAGAGGCCAACGGAGATTCGTCCGTGGAAGTGCGGAGCGCGGCGACGACGTTGCGCAGCCAGGGTGGTGGCAGAATTTACAAGCTGGGAGCCGGCGCGGTGACGACGGTAGATGTCGGCGGCGGGACGTTTGAGCTTGCGGCGGCCGGCACGATTGGGACTCTGACGGTGCGGGCCGGGAAGACGTTTGATGCCAGCAAATTGAATGTCGCGGTGACGGTGACGAATAGCACCGCCTACGCGGGCGCGCGGATCATCGATCCCAATGGTAAGTTGACGTTCACGAATCCAACGGCATGTCCCGATGGGGCGGATTCGGTGACGTTTGTGACGAAGAAGGGGGCGACGGTGCTGGTGGCTTAGGTGGTGGTGGTTCCGGCAGAAGTTCAAGTGAAAATGCATGCAGCGTGTCCTCTAGATCTTCGACAGCTTCGCCTGAATCTTGCTCCCTTAAATAAATTGGCATAGTTTCCATAATCACACACAATGCCAACAATCCTTTTTTGCCGAGAAGTTTTCGTAGAACTTCAAGTGCTTCTTCTCGATACATTTCATCGGTTAGTCCCATCGTCCATTCCTTCTAGAATTCTATCTCTCTCTTCGTGACACTTCAGACAAAACCAACCACGAACAGATGCATCTTCATGCCATCCAATCTTCCCGAATACTGGCTTTGATTTGCAATTGTCGCAGATTTCGGGAGTGTCAAATTCAAGATCGAGGCGATAAAGATTCGGGTGAGGCAGTGGCTTTACAGAAACAATAGCTCCGGGCACCGATGCAAAATCACACGCGAATATACATGCACCCTGCTCGGGACCAACGAATTTGAAAATGAAGAAATCATTGAAATAAAGTATTTCGCCGTGCTGCATTTTCGTCACCGCTCGTTCGTGAAATCAAATCCGCACGCATCGCAAAGCCACGCATCCTCATCCTCACTTCGCTGGCTGCACGGTCTCCCCTTTCATCGAATAGACAATCGTCAATTCCTCTGGCGTATATCCGGCGTCCAGAAACTTTTCCTCGGTCGATTCTTCGTTATCATCGTATTGATTAACCATCCAACCCACCTCCTAAAACCTAACCCCAGGAATCCCCTGCGGCTCCCAAAACGCATGGTCCACCGCCACCGTCCCACTCCCGCCCGCCGTAACCTCAATCGCGGCGTAACTCGCCATATCCACCTGGTCGCACGTCTCCTCGTCCAACCCCTGCCAGCTAAGCCACTCGGCCTCTAGCGGCTGCTTCCATCCCGCGTCGTACTTCGGCAGAAACACCTCGCCGCGCTCCATCATGTTAAGCAGCGGCGCGGCCCGCGTCACCTTGTCCTTGCCGCCGGTGGCCGTGGTGCTGATCGGTAACTCGCCTTGGAGCATCGACACCGCCGCTTCGCCGTACTTCTCGTTCTCAATCAAGATTCGCGTCGGCTTCCATTCCTTGTGAATGTTGCGGATTCCTTGGAGCAAGCCAGGGAAATCTACCCTCGCTCGCCAGACGTGCCGGAGGATCAATTTCCTACCGAATCGCGACGGCGGTTGATCCCAAACGCCCGCTACAGTCCAAGAGTGCGGCTTCCCCTTCGATTCCTTCGCCTTCTCGGCCGACGTGCCAGCCGGGTCGATGGTGATGAAGCGGCGGCAGTCGCGTTGGTCGATGAGTGCGATTACGTTTCCGCCGGAGTCGCGCGGCTCGATGTAATCGCCTTTCATGGTGAAGTATCGGAGCCATTCGTATTTGATGAGCCCGGCCACCGAAACAGACCAGTCGCCGTTCATCAATCGCAGGCGAGTAACCGGCGGAAGGTGGGACAGGTTTTTTGAATACTCATCTTCATTGATCGCGGGGTTGTCCTTGATCTTCGAAGGCACAAACGCTCGCCCTTCCTGGAAGTACAAATCCTTGGGATTCCCCTCAAGCAAATCCTTTTCAGCTTCTGGCGAAATGAACCGGCCTTTCACAAACGCATGGCCCGCATTGCCAGGGTTCGAAGCGGATCGCACGCGGAGCGGTATCGGGTTGTCCTCTGTTTTTCGCAGGCGGGAGAACATGAAGAGGTAAACATTCGCGTCGTTCGCTTCGCCGTTTTGCTCGGATGGTAACGCGAATTCGGTTAGCTCGTCCCAGCCGATGAATTGAAACTCGGACGATGCGTAGCGGAACCGATCATCCGGGTTGTCGATGTAGCCGAACTGGATGATAGCGCCGGAGGGGAAGCGAAACATTTTCCGCGATTCGTTCCACTCCGCATCGCTGTTGTAAAGCCACGCCTTGGCGCGATCCATGATGCTGCCAGGGAGGGATAACCGTGGGAAGTCGCGGCGAAGGATGAGTGCGGCGTAGTTGGGGAGGTGCGCGTATTCGAGCGCTGCCATGAGGAGCGTATCGCTGTTGTGCGTCGGTATCATCGACCGGCCAGCAAGGTAGCAGTGCGATGGAGAATCGACTTGCACGCAGCGAACTGGAACCGATGGAACGCGAGTCACTTTTGTGATGTATCGGACAGAATGAGTGCCGCGGTAGCCGGATAGCTTTTGCCTTTCGAGTTTTCTTTGCAGGCGAAAGGCTGGTTTTTCCGCAACAAACTTAATTCTCCATTTCGGCCCAATCACTCGCCCGTTTAATTTGGCAACACCCTCTTTCGCATTAGCCTTGATTCCAAGCGATAGGATCAATTCCAAAACGCCATCGCGAAGTACTGGCGATGTTGTCGTGAATTCGCAATGGCCTTTCACGCAGGCATGGCCATCGGTATCCATGAGCCCTTGCAGAAGTGCCCAGCGATCATCTTCGCACGCGCGTAGATACTGCTCTGGAATGTGCTTGTTTTTCAAAAGACCTGTGATTCTCAAGGGGCGATACAGACCGAGGATTCCATAACCATAAGTACTTGAATGTTTAGTGACTTCATGGCCATGCTTGCGAATTTCATCTATCAATTCTGGATCGTTGCAAGTGAATCCTGCACCGATGCTATGTCCATCGCCGAGCCACGCGCCAAGAACGTAGGGGTGAATCGGAAGATCGGACGTTGGCAACTGAAGAGCGCCGGCAACTTTTACGCTGTGATTCGTGCGGCCGTTATGGGTCAGTGTTTCAAGAATTTCGCAAGTCGTTTTCGGCGATGACGTTGGCGGTTCTAAGACGGCATGTTCAATAGCTTGGTTGCGTTCGATCACCCAAGGCTTTTTTCCTGTCGATCTCGATTTGCGGATAGCCCTTCTCTTTGCACGGTACTCATCGGTTCGCCTGGTCGCTGCGTTTCTGTCCGCAAGTGTCAATGTGCTCCAAAGGTGTCCGCCATCGGCGATGATCGTGGAACCGTCCGAAAACTCCACTTCGAAGCAAGAGTTGTTGTGCATCACCTCAGAGCAGGCGAGCACCTCGCAAGGATTGCCGTCGTCGGCAAATAGAATATCACCCGGCTTCACGTCGCCCATTTGCACCCAGCCAGTAGGCGTCGGGAGCCAAGTATCGACGGCTAAGGCTTTCCCGCCTCCAGCCGCGCCGCCGAAGAATGCCTCTTGGTCGTCGATGTCGAGGAATAACTGCTGCTTCGGCCAGGGTTTATGAGGAGCGTACTTCGCCGTTCCCGTCACTCCCCTAGGAGCCAGCTTCGCCCGCGCCTCCATCTGCCGAATGATCGATTCCTGCTGGTCGATAGTGAACTGCTTCAACCACTCGTCTAGCTCGGATTTCTTCAGCGATAGCAGCAAGTTCAGCTTGCTGTTGCGCAGCTTCCACGGTGATGTTGACATTGATATTCGTACCCGAATTTTCCTTGCTCTCCGCTGCCGTCTCGCGGTGAATGTTCAATTTGTCGGCGGCAATAATGACCCGCGCGGCGGCGATCTGCGTTTTCGGGCATCCCTCATTAACGGCCGCTTCCATCTTCTCAACGATCGCGCGCCGCAGGCTGTTTTTGATCGGCCATTTGTGCTTGACGGCCCGCTCGATCATCTTGGAATCGCTGCGAGAAATGACGGCCGGTTCGGCGAGTACCTCATCGACGGCAGGCGTCGGCTTCGTCTCATCCCCTGGCGGCAATTCCGGTTCAGGCTTTCGCGGTCGACCGGCGCCAGGACGTAGGCCACCGCGTCCCGGCCCATTGGTAGGTTTCGGTTTCTTTTTTCGTCGCCTGCTCATTCCTACTCCCTCACCGCCACATTCCCCAACTTCACCTGCTGCATAATCTCACACTCCACGCAAACGCCCGTCACCGCCATCAGCCACATATGATCGCCGCACCGAGGGCAGCGCCGGCCGTTTCCGCGCGAGAGTCGGAGCGAGTCGATCGTGAGCGCTGGCGCGGCTTGGCGCGGCGGGTCGGTTCGCTTCCGCCATCGCAGAACGGTCGAGTGATGCACGCCGACGATTTCCGCCGCTTGCCGGATTGATAGATGGGCGAGCTTCTTTGCCTGCTCGAATTTGCTGTGCGCGTGTGCCACCACCCCAGATTCCTTTCGCTAGTTGCTCTCCTACATCCCACCCCGCACCCGCGCCGTGTATTCGAGTACTCGCAAGTCTTTGCGACCGCTCCCGGCGTCGACGTGGATGCGGAGGAAATACTTCGTACCCACTGTCAGCCCCACCGTCGCCGCATCGTCGAGAATCCCGCGGTACTCGCCGTTTGACCCAGTGATGTAGCTGGCCGTGCCGCTGGTGTCGGCGATCGCGCCGGTTCCCGCGACGGCCGCCGCCTGCGTGGTGTGAAGGGAAAACGTCACGGTGGCATCGTTGATGTAGGTGTCGAGCGCGTCATCGGCGCGGAGACCCTTGAGCCAGATGGCGTTGTCGGAGCCGACGAAAATGGGGTCGTTTTTGAGCATTGGTTATTCGTTTTCTAAGTTTGAGTACCTTGAAAACTCTCGTATGGATTCGCTCATATTCACTGCTCTATGCGAAAACATTAATTCTTTGAGTTCGCGAGGTGTTAAATGCCTTCGAAGTAGCAACAAGTTTCTTACTGTTCTCACTTGTGATTTCGGATCAAGCCTATTGCGAAATCTGCTTTGAAATCGCGTGATTTGATTGCAGAACCTATATTGAAATGCAGTTTGCCTTGCCATAACCCACGCTCGCTAAAACTTCTCAACCGTCCCCACCAACCCTGGCTGCACATTCGCCGTTGCTACCAGGGAGGAAGTTTGCCCGGCCGTCGCGCGGAGTGCTGGCGAGACGTAGGCGGTGTAGATGAGGTGGGAGCCGCCGGGAACTTCGTCAATCAACACCCCGCTCACCGTAAACGTCAGCGTCGTCGCTCCGCTCATCGCCCCCGCGCCAACCAGCACGCCAGCGGTCGAGAACGTGATTCCCGTCGATCCGGCCAGCGCTCCCGTCCCCTGGAGGCTTCCCGCGGTGCTGAACGTCAAATCCGTCGAACCGCTCGCAAATGCAAACCCGTCGATGCTGCCAGAGGTGCTAAACGTGAGCGAAGTTGATCCGGCCAACTCGCCTGCGCCGCGCAGAATCCCCGCCGTCGAAAACGTGAGTGACGTACTGCCGCTGATAGCTCCAGCCGTCAGGTTTTCGAGCGTGCCAGCCAGGGCGAAGGTGATCGAGGTCGCACCCGATAATGCACCCGCCCCAGTCAACGTCCCGCTGGGTGAAAACGTGAGCGTCGTAGCGCCGGCCATCGCTCCGGCCCCGGTCAGGCTGCCAGAGGGTGCAAATGTCAGCGAGGTTGCGCCGGCGAGTGCTCCCGCGCCAGTTAGCACCCCCGCCGTCGTGAAGGTGAGAGAGGATGTGCCCGTGAGCGCACCAGCGCCAAGCAGCGTTCCCGATGGTGAAAACGTGAGCGATGAACTGCCCGCCAATGCTCCGCTACCAACGAGCGTACCGGCGGTGCTG